ATATCTACCTGTCTCAACTTCTGATTCTAAACTAGAATTTAGAGATTCATTGGTTGATGATGAAGCAATTTTACCCTTTGTCTGTCCGCTTATCACACCTGTTAGTTTATCAATACTAGAAATCAAATGTTTGATTACAGGTATAAGTCCACCTGTGTTATCCCCACCACTGGCAGCTCTATTTCCAGGGAACTGAACTACGTTGGATCTTTGTTGTTCTAGTATTGCTTGCATTATTGTTTACTCTCTATTCTTCTTTTTTCTTCTTCTAAGTGCTCGATTAACATATGGACATAGATTTCTCGTTCGAATGGAATCATATCTTCAATGTCAACTAGCGAATACTTATGATATTGTAGTAAAGCAAAATTCATTTTGTAATAGTTAGTCAGACTATCATGACAAAGGTTTATTAAAAAAAACTGTCCATACCCTCCAATCTAACATGATGTGCTTTACTGCAAACTGGACAACTGTAGTTGATGTCATATGTTAGCTTTGGCATAGTTTCAAAGAACTTTTGTATCTTTGAGAACTGATCTGTAGTTAGATTGTTAAGAAACTCTAGCATCTCTTCTTTTGTTTGATCTTTACTATGATAAACCTCACCACCATCATAGATGTACTCTATTGATTGAGAGATAATGTTAAACACAGAATCAGTATCAGACTCACTCACATTCTGAAACTTTTTGATGATATCAACAGAAGGATACTTCATCACAACACCAACATCACCCCAGAGGCTAAGTTTTTTGCTGTGATCATCTTTAGACTCGACCTGAATCTGGCTCAAGTCGACTGAAACTTTTACTTTGGCTAACTTATTCTGTTCGCCATGGTCTTCGTCACAAGACATAATTAACTCTACACTTTCACCAACAGACTTAGCTCTTAGTTGAGTGAAGATGTATTCCAAATCAAACATTGCAAGACTATCGACATCCAGTGGATCTGTTACGCATGATGCTATGACAGTCTTCAAAGTATCAACCATAACTTTCTGGTCTTCACTTTGTTGCGCCAGCATTAATGCTTTCTGATCCTTAACTAGGAATGGGCGATACTTTACAGTTTTCTTTAGTGATGGAACAACCAGACTATAAACTGGTGTATTATTTAATGGTAAAGCCATTATTATTCTCCTTTAGACATATTCTTGATTAACTTATTCAACTCAGCAGTGCTACCTGTAAAGATAACATTGTTATTAGTCACTTCTTTCTTAGATCCTCCACCATCTTTCGGTGCGTCCAATTTCTGTTTCTGTTGATGTAGATCCATAAGTTGTTGGTTCACATCAGCAAGTTGTTTCATTAAATTACCCACAACCTCAAAGGCACGTGGATGTTCAGATTGTTTAGCCACTTCTAATGCTTGAACTAAAGCATCCTGTCCAGTCGTTAAGAGAGAACGAAGATTACCCCTAGTTATATCATAGTCAGATTCAATTTTGTTATCTGTGTTGTCAATAACTACAGTCTCCTGCACGGCTACCTCGTTTTTAACAATAGGTGCTATATCAAACACCTCAGATAAACTATCATCAATTTTCATTTCAATCCTTATACATTATGTTGGTATTTTAGTTGCGAATTTATTAAACTGTGGTCCAAATGAAGAGTTATTAAATTGCATATCGCTATTCCCATTATTTGAATTTTGATACTTATAGAAGTTGTCGTAATACTCATTCAAAGTTTGTGCGTCAATAACATCGTTTACTTCTAAAACACTTCGAGTGCCAGCTTCCCAATTTTTATACTGCATTGTTACGTTAATTTTCATAATGTCTTTAGCAGCATAATCTAATTGAATAGAGTTTATAGCCTTTGGATAGCATTCAAACATAGTCAGTGTATATCGTGTTCTATTTAATAAGTCTTGTACATCAATCGATAAGTCTGTTGTATATGAATCGTAGTAGTTAAATTTTCTTGTATCTGGATCTTGAATGGAATTAATCCATTGGTCGAACATATATTTAACATACATTTCTTTGTCTACATAGAAAGAAAACGATGCATTGTCGAATAGTTTTTCATATGGTGTTTCTCTAAATTCACCGAATGTTCTAATTTGAGTTGTTGAGTATGATACCCCTGGAAGTGTTGCTTGGTCGCAAAGCAACATAATATTTTCTAAGTTGATATCAGTTAGAGTAACAGGTGGAATAAATGAAACAGTATATCTGTTTGATCTAGACAAACCTCTAGTTTTAATGTTAGCTATAAATTGTTCTATCATTTTTATGCTCTTCTAATTATTCTTTTTGAGTCTTGCCACACAGCTTCTTTACTAGCCCCAACGAATCTTTCTACTGGGAGTAACATTGCAGTAGCCCAGTCATCTGCATTAATTTTTCTAAACTTACTTCTAATGTGATCATTTAAGTATCGTTTGATACATGGTTGTGCAGCTGCGAATTTAGAAACTCCATCGATAGCAGCCCACGAATATCTTAGTCTGGTAGTCTCATCCATCCTAGCATTGGTTCTAAAGGTAAGAAGTCTATCCAACAAAACCATTCTAAGTTGATATGGAAGATAGTGCATATTCAGTCCGATAAATCCATCTGGAGTTTTACTGAAAGGGAACACTAGAGGAAATGTATCGTAGTATGGTAGAGTAGCTTTTAACTTTGGATCGTACATGTACATGTACAAATTTCCAGGGATTATATTGCTAACATTTTGTTCTGTGTTACCATTTAGTATTCTAGGAGGTGTGTAATTCTGTCTACCCAATTGGTAAACCTGTTGCTCGAACCAAGATCTAGACTTAACAGCAGCTGTCTGCAAGTCATACTTGTTTCTTTCGAAAACGTCTTTAATAGATGAAGTGGCCATATTAGTTATTTAGTTGCCAATCCTAACTCATATTCTGTAATAATTTTGAACTCCCACCCTCGATCTTTTGCATAGGTATCAGCAGCTTTCCATTTAGCTTGGTTCTTCATAAATGTTAGAGATTCAACTAAATATCTCTGAGTCCTACGACCAGGATACTCTGGTGGTTGAGTTTGTTTAGCTGGTTTAACTTCCACTAGATAAGTTTTCCCAGCACTAGTTGTGATCTTGAAATCTATAAAATAACGATGAATCTTTTCATCTGTTGGACAACGATATGGAACAACTGTTTCCTCAGAACTCCATTTAACAATACCTGGATTTTTATCACACCAAGAGGCGAATTTAGTCTCCCAACTAGATCTCATTATGATGTTAGTTGGGTCTCCAGTATACTTTTCTGGAAATACAGGGACGTATCGTCTTTTATGGAACATAAATATGTGATAGAATAATCATCTTATTTAGGCTAAAGGTAAAAATGGCAACATCAGAAAAAGAAAAACCACAACCTGCACCAAAACCACCAGTGTATACTCCACGTGGTGGAGCAACAACATTTAATGATAGAAAATATGATATAACCAACTATACATACCCTGCCGACCTTTTGTCTTCGAAATATGGTGGTAATTATGTAGTATTCTATATCAATGTATCATCTGATTCTAAATTATTAAAAGGTGATAATGCAGCAGCGACAGTAGAATTAGATCAGACTGAAGGTAGAGATCGTGGAGATTTGGTTGCTTCTAATCTATCTAATAATCAGTTAATTGGTGCCAATGCGGCATCAAATACGATAGCTGGTATTTTTGGTGGTAGTATTGCTGCATCAGCACCCGTCAAAGGAGCAGCTCTTGCAAATATTCCTACAGTTGGTCTTGGTGTTGCCACAACTATGGCTCCAGATGCATCTCGTTCTCAGAAAAGACTTAAAACCGCTATCGCTTTACATACACCAAATCAATTAGCTATTCGTTATGGTATGCAGTGGTCTGATGATGATACTATGGGTCTGCAAGCAGCTGCTCATGGAATCGAGGAGATTATGAAGGCTATTGACTCAGATGGTAAGAATAGTGATGTTAAGGGTGTTGGTGCTGCAATTATAGCCAATCTTACGTTATCCAAAGGACCAAATGCTGGAGCTAACTCTGCTGCTCTTGGTCTTGCTGCAAATCCTAAAAAGGAACAAGTATTTAAGGGTGTTGACTTTAGAACATTCTCTTTTGATTATCAGTTCTTTCCAAGAAATGAACCTGAAGCCAAGAATGTCATGAAGATTATTCAAGAGTTTAAGTATCACATGCACCCAGAATTCAAAGATACGAATAACTTCGTTTATATCTACCCTTCTGAATTTGATATTTACTACTATCAAGGAACTCAAGAAAACTTAAATCTTCATCGCCATACATCTTGTGTTCTAACAGAAATGAATGTTAACTATACACCTAATGGTACTTTCAATACATTCGAGAATGGTATGCCCACGCAGATTAATGTAACATTATCATTCCGTGAGCTTGCACTTCTTACCAAAGATAAAGTTAAGGATGGTCTATAATGTACTTCAAAGATTTTCCAAATTTCTTATATGATTTCAAATATGGTGATACATTAAAGACTTCTATTGTTAGTGACATTACTAGAAACGTAAGAGTACGTAAAGAGATTCTATCCAGTGTAACGATATATGATGAGTATGATATTGAAGATGGAGAGACACCAGAACTAATTGCCGAGAAGATTTATGGTGACGCTAAGTATCATTGGGTAGTTATGCTTTCCAATGACGCTGTGGATTATCTAACTGATTTTCCACTAGAGGAACATAGATTAATTAAAGTTATACAGGACAAGTATACTAACATTAATGCTATACATCACTATGAAAATTCTGATGGGTTTGTTGTTAACTCAGACGACCCAGAGGCATATCCAGTTTCTAATAATGAATATGAGAGAAGATTAAATGAAGCTAAGAGAAGAATAAAGTTAGTTTCACCAAAATTATTAAACACTATATTGAAAAACTTTAAAGATCTATTATAATGAAACCCAGTTCATCAATTAGGTTTGCTGGTGATGTCAGCATTGATAAAGCCCAGATTATAACATCAAAGGGATTCTATCAGGATATCTCAGCTCAAATTATCACACTACAGTTATATGAAGATTTGTTTGCACCTTTCTTAACTGGAAGTTTGATTATTAAAGAATCATTGGATTTAGTTAATCTATTCCCATTCATTGGTGAAGAATTTCTTGAGTTAGAGATAACAACACCATCACTTGAACGTGGTAATGTTAAGTCTAGGTTTTATATCTACAAACTAACAAACAGAGAATTGGTTGGAGATCGATCTGTTGTCTATCAACTCCATTTTATTTCTCAAGAAGCTATTGTAGATTTAAATAAAAAAATTAGTAGAGTGTTTAGTGGTAAAATATCAGACATAGTTCCAACTTTTGTCACTGGTACAACAGATGGGTTTGAGACTAAAAAACAATTATATGTTGAACCTACTGTAAATAATTTAAAATATATTTCTAATTATTGGTCACCAGTTGAAAATTTAGTATATCTATCGACCAACGCATCTGCTAATTCTCCTAATTATACGTTTTTTGAGAATAGAGATGGTTTCTACTTTGTTTCATTAGATGCTTTATATGAAGCTGGAGTGTATCAAGATTTTGTATATGACAAATATACTAGAGATAGTGGACCAAATGGAACAGATGCTAGAAATACTCCAGAGGACTTTAAGCGTATTATGGAGATAAGTATTCCTGTGGGATACGATTATATGGATCGTATACGATCTGGTATGTTATCTTCAAAAGCTATATCATATGATATAACAAGAAAGAAATACAATGTTAAAACATACAATATGTTTCAACGATTCGATAAACAAAAACACTTAAACCCATACCCTATTAATTCTGATAAATCTATTTTTAGAAATAATTCTATGATAATAAACTATCCTAGAACATATGGTCAGTTTAATGGGTTTGGAGATACTTCTAATTATTCAACGATACAAGAACGACTATCTTTAATGAAATTAGCTCAAGCTAATCGTTTAGATATTACAGTTATGGGTAGAATGGATTACACAGTTGGGCAAAAGGTCTCTGTGACACTTAACAAAATCGAACCGATATCAAAAGAAGATACTGATGTGGTAGATAAAATGTTTTCAGGATATTATCTGATATCTGCTATCAATCACTATATTGATAGAGATAAACATGAGTGTAATATGGAATTAATTAAAGAATCATTGCAGATGGATTTGAATAGGAATTAATATGAACTTTTACTATGGTATAGTAGAAAATAGAGATGACCCATTAAAAATAGGACGTTGCCAAGTTCGAATAGTTGGGTTGCACACTCACGATAAATCTATACTCCCAACTTCTGACTTACCATGGTCTACCCCATTACAGCCAGTAACATCTGCTGGGATGAATGGTATTGGTACATCTCCTATTGGTCCAGTTGAAGGCACAACAGTAGTTATTATTTTTGCGGATGTGGATCAACAGCAGCCAATTATGATGGGTACGCTGGGTGGTGTTCCACAATCAAAAGCAGCAGAGGTAGCAGAAGACGATTCAAGAACTAATATACTTGATTCCACTGATAGTAATTTAACAGATATTTCTGGTAATACAATAACAACTACTTTGGTCAC